TGATTATGGGAAATATAAACCACAAGAATTTTCGGAAGATGGCATGCCAAAGGTATTTGAAAATAGTGCTTCATATACTGGGTATGCAAAAGGAAACCCTGACAAACAAAATCCAAGAACAACAATGGCAGAAGGTGGTGTTGTTGGATATATGTATGGTGGTATGGTCGGCAGTAAGAATAAGAAATCCTACTATGCTGATGGTGGTCAAATAGGACACAAAACTGTACACGCTTCTGGATATTATCATAATGGAATGGACGGATGTCCTGACAGCATGATGTGGCAGAAGGAGAATTTCAAGAAGTGAAACCAGTCAATCAAATAATAAGGTCATTAAAACAACATAAAGAGTTTAATGATTTCACAGAATATTTAATTGAATTACGTAAAAGAAAGCTTGAGGATTTAGAAGAGTCTGCACAGGCAATTCCAACTCACAAGTTGCAAGGCTATGCCCTTGCTTTACGAGACTTAATTAAATTAATCAAGTAGTAATTTTTTAACACAACCGAGAATACCTTTGCGTAGGCAATTGGAAAACCTATTAAGGCTCCTATGCACGAAGGAAGGCTCACGGAGAAGACATGCCTAAGAAAAATAAATCAGTAATGCAAGCTGAAAAGATTGCAAAAGAACTTTATGAAAAACAATATGGGAATACTTCTAACGAAGCTCCTACTCAAGAAGCGAAACGACAACTTGTTACGCAAACTATTTCACAGCCTGTAGATACCGAGGTAACAGAACCTGAAATTGGTAGAGCTATAACTGAACAGAGTGAATCTGAACCAGTTGTAGAAGAGCCAAAAACAGAACCTGTTGCTGACCCAAACTTTGAACAGAAGTACAAAGTATTGGAAGGTAAATATAATGCTGAAGTGCCAAGAATGGCACAGGAAAATAGGAGCTTAAAAGAAGCATTAGATTCTTTGAAACTAGAAGTTGCTACTCTTCAAAACAAAACTGAAGAGCCCAAAGTGGAATTGATTCCACTTGTTACCGACAAAGACCGTGAGCAGTTTGGCGATGATTTGATTGATGTAATGAAAAGGGCTTCAAGAGAAGTTTTGAATGAAACGCAAAATAATAGTGAAGTACAGAGTTTAAAGAATGATTTAAGCAATTTACAAAAGCAACAAACAACTAGTCGAGAACTTCAATTCGATGAGAAATTATCTAACTTGTTTCCAGAATGGAGACTTAAGAATGAAGACCAAGGTTTTTTAAATTGGTTAAATGAAGTAGATACTTTTTCTGGTCGGACGAGACAAGAATTGTTAACTGAAGCTCATAGTAATTTTGATTCAGTAAGAGTAGCAAACTTTTTTATTTCATATTTTGGGCAGACAAAACCAGAGCCTTCAACTTCAAAACCTTCTTTAGAAGAACAAGTTACTCCTAAATCAACTGGGAGAACTTCAGTACCGCCAACAAAAAAATATTACACAAATCGAGATTTGGTAAATTTTTATGCACAGGTCAGGGCTGGAAAAATAAATAAGGCTGAAGCTAAAAGGATTGAGCAAGATATTTTTAAAGCACAGTCTGAAGGAAGAATTCGGACTGGATAATTTAATTTTTTTTAATGGAGATTTATTATGTCTGTAGCAATTACAAGTGGCTACTATGGAAATGGTGGCACAGACGAGTATGTAGGTAAGTTTATTCCTGAGATTTGGTCAGGTAAACTTCAAGTCAAATTTTATGACACAACCGTCCTTTCTGAAATCACGAATAACGATTTTGAAGGGAGTATTTCTGAGCAAGGTGACAAAGTAAAGATTAGAACCGTGCCGTCTATCACAATCAATGATTATGAAAAAGGCGAGACTCTTGCTTCTCAAGTTCCTACTACAAGTTTAGTAGAACTTTTGATAGACAAGGGTAAGTACTTTCAAACAATCGTTGATGATGTTGATGAGGTGCAAGCTGATTTACGTCTTATGGATATCTTTACTAACGATGCTTCACAGCAGATGAAGATTGCAATTGACACACAAGTTCTTGCTGGACTTGCTGGTGCTGGTTCTGCTGATAACATTGGTACTACTGCTGGTAAGATATCAAATAACATTAACTTAGGTGCATCTACAGGTACTAAGTCTTGTAGAAAAGTAACTACTGCTGATGTTATTTCACATGTCGTTGAACTTGGTCAGGTACTTGATGAGCAGAACGCACCAGAAGATGGACGATTCTTAGTCGTTCCAGCTTGGTTCGCTTCTCGTATCAAGCAGTCAGACTTAAAAGATGCATCTATCACAGGAGACCAAATGACTCCTTTGAGAAATGGTCGTTTAGGAATGATTGACCGCTTTACGGTTTATGTTTCTAATCTTTTACCAACGCAAGCCAGTATTACTGATGAAGATAGTGGTAACTCAACAGCAACATCTGTATTTGCTGGTACAAAAGATGCAACTACGTTTGCTTCTCAGTTTACGAGAATGGAAACATTGCGTTCTACTTCAACCTTTGGACAATTAGTTCGTGGTCTAAATGTGTATGGCTTCAAAGTTGTTAAGCCAGAAGCATTGACAGAGCTATTCTGTTATCCAGGTTAAGGTTAACTCGTAGTTAATAGGATGGGGGGCTTGCCCCCCTACCCTATGTTACTTGGATAAATAAAAATGGCTTTGACACCGAATAATATTTTCACAAGAGTTGCGGATACTCTTCAAGACGTTGGTAATGTACGTTGGGTATCGACTGAACTTTTGCGTTATCTAAATGATGGAAGAAGAGAACTCGCAATTAATAAACCAGATATTTATTCTGAGCATTCATCTATTGCTTTGGTTGCTGGTACAAAACAATCTATTCCTTCTGATGGTAATAGGTTTATAGATGCAATTAGAAATTATAGCTCGTCCGATGTTGTCGGAAGAGTTGTTCGACTCGTAGAGAGAGAAGTCCTTGATGCACAAAATCCTGATTGGCATTCTACTACTTCTACAACTGCAATCGTTAATTTTATGTTTGACGAACGTAGTCCAAAAACTTTTTATGTATACCCACCAGCATCAGGCGGTGGACATAAATTAGAAATTTTATATTCTAAGTCTCCTGTTGATATTGGTTCATCAGACTTGGATTCAACAACAGTATTGGCGAAAGAAGATTTACATACCAATACTTTATACGATTATATTTTGTATCGTGCTTACAGCAAAGATGCAGAGTATACAGGCAATGCCCAAAGAGCAGTTACGCACTTTAATTTATTTGCAAGTTCTATTGGTATTGATAAACGAATGAAATATGTGAGTTCTCCAAATGTTGCGAATCAATCTGGAGTACCGCCTAAAGAAGCTGGAGCAGATGCATAATGGCTACCTTAACAAGTTTTTATCCATACATAGTTCCTCATGTTAGCGGATGTCCTGAGATAACAATTGATACTAATTTAATGAGTTCGATTATTGAGTTTAGTGAAAGAACTATGATTTTAGAAAGAGACCACGACCCAGTAACAATTGTAAAAGATATATCAGATTATGAATTTGAACCACCAGTTAACAATCACTTAGTAATTAAAATTGTAAATGCATGGTGTCAAGGTAAAGCATTAGAACCTATTTCGCCAGACAGTATTAAAGACCCAACTATATATAACAGGTTTGCAAACAAAGATAATAGTTTTACAAAAGGTCATCCTAGAAATATATTTCAAAAAGATGAAAGAACATTTACTTTGTTACCAGTTCCTGATGAAACTATAGCCCAGAGTTTGACAATGCGAGTTGCATTAAAGCCAACTCGAAGTGCTACTACTGTTGAAGATGTTTTCTATGAGGACTATGCAGAAATTATTGCAGATGGTGCTTTGTCAAAACTGATGATGATTCCAAATAATAAATTTACAAATCTACAAATGGCTGGAGTTCATCTTCAGAGATTTGTACAAGGTATCAATAAAACAAAACAGTTAGCGACTAGAGGTTTTGTGCGTTCACAAATAAAAATTAATATTCCGAGATTATAAAAATGGCAGAGAAAATTAAATTAGTTCAAGGCGACACCAAGCCACATGTTCAGTTCACTATTAAACAAAACGATACTCCTATTGATATTTCAAGTGCAACTGTTACTTTGCACTTTAGAGCAGTAGGTTCTAGTTCAACTTTGTTTAGTCGTCAAATGGTTATATCAGATGGCTCTGCTGGTTTAGCAACAGTAGTATGGCAGAACACAGATTTGGTTCAAGATGCTGGAGACTACGAAGGAGAGATTGAAGTTGTTTTTAATGACTCAACTAGACAAACAATATTTGACCTTGCTAAGTTTAAGATTCGTGAAGACTTTGCATGAGCTCCAGTTTTTCCGCTACTGTTACAAAACTAGTTGGTAGTCTTGATTCAAGTAACATTACAAGTAGTCCAAATGTAATTAAATTAACACAATCGCATTCTGCTGATTTTTTAGAATCCAGTTCTAATACAACCTCTTTAAATTTTTTATCTTTAGCAAATCAAATATCTGCAAGTGCTAATACGATAGAACTTGTAATTACTTCTTTGCAAGGAGATTTTGTTGAGGTTCAAGTATTAGTTGATGGGATAAGTATTTCAGAAACAGTAAGATTTAGTTTTGATAAAGTTGCATCTGATTTGTTTTCTATATCAGATAGTATAAGTTTTACTCTTACTAAGTCTTTATCGGATTCATTTGTAGCAACTGATTCATTGTTTGCTTCTGTGTCTAAAGGCTTAACAGAAACACTTAGTTTTACAGATGAAATAAATTCTATTCAAGTAGATAAAGTTATTTCTGAATCTGCATCCTTTGCAGATGATTTAAATTTAACCGCACAATTTTTCAGGTCGCCAGAAGAAACCTTTCTTGTCTCAGAAAATTTACAGTTAAGCACCGATAAGATTGTTGCAGATGCAATGTCTATATCAGAAGTATTAACAATTGACATACAAACATCATTGTCTGACTCAATGACTATGAGTGATTCTGGAGAGATTTCTTTTCCAGATTACGCAATAGATTATTTTGACGGAAGCAATGGAAACTATGCTGAATCCACACAAACATTTTAATAGGAGTAAATAAGTTATGGTGGCAAAAGAAACTAAGCTTTCAACAAACCCAAATCCACCGATTGATAAACATGAATCTGCCGATTCACTTCAATCAAAAATGCGTATTGAGGGAACATTAGAGATTCTTCACACAGATAAGAACGGAGTAATAATACAAAACAAGATTGTTCCAAACTTGGTTGTAAACTCTGGTCTTGCTTATGTTGTAAGTAGGATGAAAGATACTTCAAAGAATGTAATGAGCCACATGGCTTGTGGTTCTAGTTCTACTAGTCCAGCTAGTGGAGATACAGATTTAGGTTCTGTACTAGGCTCAAGAAAAAGTTTAACTTCAACAACTATTACAGGCTCAAATAATGAGAAGGTTCAATATGTATGTTCATTTGCTGGAGGAGAAGCAACTGGAGCTATAGTTGAAGCTGGATTGTTTAACGCTTCATCAGGTGGAGATATGCTTTGTAGAACAACCTTTGCAGTAATTAATAAAGGTTCTACAGATGCAATCTCTCTTACATGGACATTAACATTGTCGGCATCATAATATGTCAACAATTACAACTAGGTCAGGCAAAGGAAGCCCATTAACAAATAACGAAGTTGATGCGAACTTTACCAATCTTAATAATGACAAGCTAGAAATATCTGCTGGTACTGCTACGATTTATTTAGGTCAAAGTTCTGGAACAGCAGAAGCGACTAGTCTTGCTTCTGTGTTTGACGGAACAAGTAGCTTTGGAACTGCAACCGCTACTCTTCAAAATAGTACATTTCGTAATGGAAATTTAAGAGGTGTTGTTGGTACGGAGTATCTTCAGTTTAGTCCAGCAACAAAAACAGACCCACTTAGATTTATTCTTGGTAATGGCGGTTATGTTTTTTATGATGTGAATACGAGTAACACATTCTACCCATCAGAAAGCGGTAACGCAGGAAGTAATGTGTATAGATTTACTTTGCCTTCATTAGATGGAACTGCTGGACAAACATTACAGACTGATGGCAATGGAGTTCTTAGCTTTGCAGATTCTGGTGGTGGAGTGACTACAGGAAAGGCAATTGCAATGGCAATTGTTTTTGGATAAAGGTATATAAATGGCAAACCCAAACATTGTTAATGTTGCAAACATATTTGGCAAAACAGATTTTTTGCATAATATAACAACGACTAATTCTACCGTTACAACAAACTCTGCTAGTAGCAATAAGATTTTTAAAATCAATACAATCTTATTTTGTGCAAGGGTAGAATCTACTGTAACTTGTGAAATGTTTGTGAATAGTACAAATACTTTAGCAACTACGCTTTGCCAAAATATAAATTTACCGACAAATACAACATTTGTCTTAACGTCAAAAAGTGCAATGCTTTATTTGCCAGAAGATAGAGATTTAAGAGTTCGCTCTAGTTCAAACAATAATATTGGAGTTGTTATTTCTTATGAAGAGATAAGCTAATGGCAAATCCAAATATTGTTTCAACAACTAGTATTTTGGCTAAAGCAAATACATATCTCCTCACAACAAGTCATTTTGATAGTGCATTAGAAAATGGAGCAAGTTCTAATAAAATTTTAAAAATAAATACTATAACTGCGTGTAATGTTAGCAACTCTGATACTGCGGTAAGAATAGTATCCAGAACACTAACTGGTAACACTAATGATTTCAGAATTGTAAATGAGATTAATGTGCCAAAACAAACAACGCTTGTTTGTTTGTCTACTGATACTCCTATTTATCTTGTAGAAAATCAAAGGATTTTGTCTAAAGCTAGTGTAAATAATGCAATACAGTTGTCAATTTCTTATGAGGAAATTAGTTAAATGGTTTATAACAGAAACAGAGGATTTTTGGGAGTAGCAAAAAATATAAGCCTAACTTCTGCGGAAGGAAGAATCGAAACTCTTGATGTTTATAACGCTACTCTTGATAATCAATATCCACAACTTATAATAGGCGAAGTGATTTTCACAGTAGACCAAGCTTATACAAGTGGAGACTCTACTGGTTCAATTACGAGAACAGATACAGGAAGCACAGCTAACGCAACTCATGTTACTTATGAATGGACTTGTCCAGAGTCTGTAAACAAAATTTCTATAGTAGCTGTTGGTGGTGGAGCATCTGGAATTTCTTCTACACCTAATGCAAATAATTCTGTGAGTGCAACCCAAACTGTTATTGCTGGTGGCGGTGGTGGAGCATTATCGTACACTAATGATTTTTTAGTTAGTGCTGGTCAAACCTACATCATTCAAGTAGGTAAAGGCGGTGGATTTAATATTGATGCTAAAGGTGTCAATTATGCAACTTCAGTTGGTTCTTTCATAATAGCAACATCTACATCAGGTACATCTCAAGGTGCTGATGGTGGAAATGGAGAATTACTAGCAGTTGATGGGGGAGACTCTGGCTTTAAAACTTCTGCTGGTGGAAGTTTTATGATTAAGTCTGCTGGTGGTTTTGTTAAAAAAAATGTCAAAGAATTAAATGTTTCTCAGCTATCCCAAGAAGGTAGATATGGTACAAGTTTAGAAAACTCTTCTGGCGGTGGAACGTCTGCTCCTTACACTATCGACTCATCAATCGTAGCTTATTCTGGTGGTGGATACGGAGGAGAAGGTGGTGGACATGAATCTCAACAAACTAATTCTAGTTATGATTTTGGATATGTAAAGTCTGAAATCTGTGGGGGAGGAGGTGCTGGTGGATACGGAACCGATGGAGTTACAAATCATTATGTAAATGTTATAAGGGCTAGAGTATCTACTTATTTTGGGCTTAATAAATATTTTATTTTTCAGAATAGAGTTGGTTATCAATCTGCAAGTTTAGTTCCTGATTCTGCTTCTGGACTTTTTTTAATTCCTAATCATAAATTAGTATTTGATTGGAGTGATTCTAATAGTAGTGGTCATCCGTTAGAAATTGGTTATAGTCGAGATGGCGGTTCTCCTATAGGTTCTACAGAAGTTAGCGTAACTGCTGGAAATGTTGCAAACATACATGATGCTGTTGATGATTCAAGTCCATCGACAAGAGAAATTAACATATCAACTTATGAAGTTGATACTGTAAACAAAAGAACTATTTTAGAATTCAACTTTCCATCCAATCATTTCTTTAACGGTGGTAATCAAGCATTCAACGTAGTCCTCTATGTTTATTGTGCATATCATACTGGCATGGGATTTCCACTTAAGTTTAATATGCAATATACCACTTGGAATACCAGAAGGCATGCCCATTTTGAGGGTTCTTTAACTGGATATAAATATTATTACAAAGGCAATGGACAAGGGGGTCATGGCGGTTCCAACACAATGATTGCAAACAATCTACAAGGATACGAACATGTTTTATCGAATCCTCATTTTGGTTTATCTGGTGCTGGCGGTGGCGGTGG